ACCTACACCAGCATCACCACTGACAATAAGACCATTAATAGCTGAATTTGGACTTTGGACAAAACTTGTGGTCATTGCATAGACACCATCAAAGGTATCTTGTACTTCACGGGCAATTGGATTAATTCTAACTGAGGTAAAACTAGATTGTGTCATTGTTGACATATTATGTAACTCCTTAAAGTTGAAAAGTTGTTGTAGATCAGCAACCTTGATTGCTAACTTACAAACATATTATAGCATTAAACCTATTAGATGTCAACCACTCGTTTATTTTGTGGGTATTTGAGTAACATCCAACTGAGCTGTTCTTCAGTAAACTCAATGTAGATTACCAGTCTCACTAGGTTTTGATTAGTCTGCCAAGTGGTAGTCCAAGTGTAGGTTAGACTGTTAGCCAGCATGTCATCTAGTTCCTGACTGTGCTTTCTTAATTCAGCAATGGCAGATATAGCTGGGTTAGCATAGGTAACCCAAAGCTCGGCTGGATAGTCTAGACTATAACTAAGGCTTTTTGGCTGGCTTGGGCACATAGGTATAGCTAGTATTGTAAGGATTGTATACCAGTTGACTATCTCGTGTGGTCATTTCATATTTTGTAGTATATGGATTATAACGAGGTTGAATTGTCTGACTTGCAGACTGTGCTGTATCATAGCTTCGAGTATATGGGTTATACTTTGTTTCGGCTTGGGCATTGGCCGCAAGTAATAATAGTAAGAGTAGTTTCATTATGATTTTATTATGAGTTGTTTCTTATTATTGCCAAGATCTATTTCAAATCCATCACATTTGCCCTGTTTAATAAATTCAAATAGCTCACTTGTTTTATCTATACCAAGACTATAATCAGGAAATGATAAATCTACTTCTACTACAAATCCAGCTGAGGTAAATTTACCTTCTTGTTCTGTTTTGAATATTGCTTGTGCATTAAACATCTGATTGCTCCTTAAAATAACGATATTGATTTTTCTTACAGGCTCTGACAAAACAATACAGTTCTTGCCAACTGTTTAGTTTATGAACAAATCTACCTGTTAGTGGTGTAATAGTAATAATGTTCATTTCTCTCTCCTTTATAACTGCGTTATTGCAGTGTATGTGTTCATTATACACTCTTTTGACTCAAAAGTCAACTATTTTAGTCCTTGGCTTTGTCGGCCTTGTATTTTAAAGTGTTCTTCGCGAGTAATAATCTGCACATTGTTAATCTCCCAAGCTTCAGTCCAGTCAATACGACTTAGACATAGTTGTTCTAGACTGCGACCGCGATGTTCCCATACAGGTGCCCATATACTATAAAATTCATCCCAGGTAAGTGTAAAAGGTTCTCTGCGAAATTTAGCCTGTGCCTTCATTCGAGCATACGCACGACGCTGAGTGGCTAGGATGCCGGGGTATTTTACTAGGTGTGGTTGTGGTCCGGGTGGGCGACCTCCACCATAAGGGTTAGTTAGTGTTTTTGGATTTGCCATTTTATTTCTCCTTGTTAAATGTATTTAGTATCTATTAAAATATAAGCCCCGTTAAGGGCTAATATTGTTATCGTTTATTTCGTTCGAAGTTGTCTCTTCGTTTTTTTGACCAAGTACTGGTAGTGGGTACTTCTTTAGGATAATAATTCTGCATCTTCTCAGTTACAGGATTTTTATACAATCCACAGGTCTTACAATGACTAACCCAAGTAGACTTAGTAGCCGGTGGCATTAGGGGTTGAGCTAATACTCGTTGATAAGTAGCTTCTTGATTGACTATCTTGCCGCACCAATCACAGGGACTGGGTGGAATAGTTAGTTCTTCAATAATAGGCCCCAGTGTAGGATTAATTGATTCAGGATTGGCATTAACAGCTGGTTTCTTTGTGTGACTGTATTCGTTAATGATTGGAGTAAACCAGCGAGCTATCTTGCTGAGGTGTTGTTTAAATAATCGATCGTTCATATACATAATTATTTGATTTTGAGCCATGGCTAATTTATTTGAATAAATTGTTAAACAAACCAGTATTAATTGCTCGGGTGCTAACATATTCTTCAAGTTCAATATCCCAAGGGGTATCTTCAAACAATCGATTCCAACGCCCTATCATACCTGATGGAATATCCTTGCCCGAGTCTAATTGGTTAAGTAGGTCACTAACAATATCTTCTGTAGAGTAGTTAGGCTTAACTCCAGTGCGTGGGAATGCCTTAAGTGGTGTTTGAACCCAGTCCTTTAAGTCTAGGTCTCGCTCACAGGCATCTACAATTGCTTCAGCTACATTCCGAACATGTGTAAATGACTCCTGTGCTTGTTCACTGTTTTGTTGATAGTAGGTAGTTGAGTATTTGACTCCTTCACGAGGTTCCATTACTCTTGTTTTTAAATATTTTAGTTTCGTTGTCATTTTATTTCTCCTTTTTTTGACTTGTAATACAATAGGGTATGTGTTGGTGTTTATCTAAATTTAGTTTCACCGTGAAACCAGTTAAGTCTTTTATTGCCTGTTCTACTGCCAATTCATCGATTGCTCTTTGGCAAGTCCATCCGTCGTGTTCTAAGAAATATTTGTTATTGGTAATATCTAAATGAGTTCTTACTACTGCCATTACTTTCTGTTCTAATTGAAAATAAACACCCCATTTCCTCTTGGAGTTCATTGGTTGTCTCTTTTGATTTCCTTTCTTAGTAATAGTATATCTCTTTTCATATGCCGCACTGGCTTCAATATAACTCCAACACAGCTTTATTTCTTTTCTTAGTTGCTGTATGTACTGGTGTTCTCTTAGAGCAATAAGTCTTGCTGGGTCCTCATTGAGGTATTGGAATATATCGCTGTCTTTGTTTCTTGCTATGCGAGCACCACAGAATAAGGCATTGATTATTCGTTTGGTTATTTCTTCGGGTATTTCTAAGTCACGACTAATCATTGCTCTTATTTCAGTTCTGCGTTTAAGATAACTTCGCATGGCAAATAAGTATTCACTCATACCTAATTGATGTGCCCTATACATAATGAGTGTTGGAGCACAGCATTCAATGTCATATTGATAGGTTAAGTCTGCGTCAGCAAGAACTTCTCGTCGATATTGACTACGAACATTTTGTAATGGATGCCAATACCTATTGCTTTTCTCTTCATAAGGGAATTCTTTTGTAGCTAATTCCTTACTAAACTCAGTGCGACACCACTCTTTAATGATGTTTTCTTGACTTGTAATACAATAGGGTATGTGTTGGTGTTTATCAAAAACCTTCACCTCTAAGAGAGTGGCTAACTCAATAGCACCTGTGCGATTCAATATATAACTTTTACAAACACCTGTGTCTTTATTCCAATGATCATCTGTAACTATAACCAATTGACTGCGTAGCCAACCACTGAGTTTATTTTGTTGTTGCCCGAAGTAAGTATCTAAATATCTTGTGCTCCATTGATGTGAGCGAGTCTCATTTAAAACACCTAAAGCAAACCCTAAAGCTCTGCGAGCTCTTAATTGAATTCGTGGGTCATTGAAGTTGGGTTGGTAGTTAGTAGGCATATAAAACTTCACTGAGGTATTTGACATCGATTAAGTGCCAACTTTCAATAATTGAATTAGCTAACCATCTTTTTTGTTTATCGGTTAGTAACCCGTGTTCTCGATACCAATATAATATGCCTTGTGCTTCTAAAAATACTTGGCTGGTAATTTTACCTTTAGTCCTAGGTAACCACCAAGTACCTGCCATAATTAAATCATTAACGGTAAAACTATTAATTAATTGCCAATAGTCATCAGCATTTAACCAAGGACTACATATATCACGATTAACACTTAGACTGTCGATGTCTTCAAATATTTTTGTCATTTTCTTTTTCTCCGAACGATACATATTGTATTACTTTTATTATATATAAAGTATTTAGCATTGTCAACTAAAATGGTTAGATTATGGCTGAATTTTGACTCAAAAAAATACCCCGCTCGGGCAAACAGGGTATTCTAAACTTGGAGAAAGTTTTACTGGTGTAATGCCTAGAAATGACTTAACTCGACACTACACTAATATTTATTTCTATTCGAACTTGTGATAAAATTCTGGTCTCCGAAGTCCCACAAGTCCATACATGGCTATATTGACCAATGCGTGACCTAGCCAATTGGTGTCCATTTCGTTGCCCACACTTCTAACAATAAGTTCAAGTCTATCAGCTTGGATGTCTGTAACTAATTCATCTATGTCGATCGAGTTCTCATACCAATCTTCAGCAACACTATATTGAAAGTTCATCCAATAACGATCTACTGGGTAATAACCATGATAGCCTAGTTCACTAAAGTCGATATAAATTGTTGAGTTTCTCTGCATAGTAAATACTCATATGAAAAACATATTCTTTATCGTACTTATTAGCATCATTGCTCTAGTAACACAATTGGTGACCTGGACTATGGTTATAATTAGTGGTGGGGTATTGGCTATTGGAAGTTACTTAAACCATCCATTATTACTTGTACTAAAGTATCTCAACGGCAAAATTACGACAACAAAAGAGGCATAAACTTGCGAAATATGCCTTGTTTTGATGCCGTTTTGAGTAGTTAGATGACGAATTTAGCCAGTAAAAAACCAAGGGCACCCATTAGTATATAAACGACATATAAACTGGCATTTAAGTAGTCTTTTTGTGTTCCTGCCTTCATTGTCTCAACTGAAGCCTTAACATCCATAATAAGTTTTTCTAATCTATCAAATCTATGTTCGACTGCTATAAATTTATTTGTAAGTTGTTCATATCTTGCATGGCATAACTGAGTATGAATATATAAATCAGTTCCTTCTATTTCAAGAGTTGCTATTAGTTCATTATCAGTCATGTTTTGCCCCCGCAAGTTTATTTTTATTTTGTTCATAGTTATATCCTATAATAGGTTTTATTTTTTCACTGAGATCTTCACAACGAGGTCTATGATAGTGATCAATGTTGGTTAAAAATTGATTTTGTCCGAGTGTGTTAGGATGATTACCGCCACATGCTCTAAGTTCTTCAGCAGACATCTTTGTTTTAATCTGTAATTTTCTTGCTAGATTCTGTTTATTGAGTATGGCATATCCATAATAGAATATTGCTAGGTCGTCGAAGCTAGCTAGTTGACTCCAATGCCTGCCACCAGCATGGTGATAATTTATTTTATGGTTGTGTATACTTCTAGAACAACGAACACCTGTGTTTAGTCTGTGTGTAGGACTCGAGGATTCATGATAGCCCCAGGTGATCTGTTCGTGTAATGGCTTTTGATAGCTAGGTTCCAAATCGTTCATAGGATCCACAAATACATAGTTGCTGACAAATTTTTGACAGGGTTCAAGGTCAACTAATTGCTCAACATTGCCATAAAGAAACTCTGTAACATTAAGTGCCATACGCCAACCCGACAATTCTGCTTCATAGTCTTCTACTTCACGGTCTATGGCCGCACTGTCAAAGTAACTATTTCTAGTGGTGACTATCTGCCATGTAGGACATATTTCTTGAATAATCTCACGACTATGGTCAGTGCTGTTATAGTCTATCATTATAGCATGTCGAACAAACTTCTTGTGATGCGTTAACCACCATGGAAGTAGGTATTCTTCATTATAAAAATGACAGACTATATTCAGCATTATACTATTTCTAAATTGGTAATGTATGCTGTAGGTAGGATATCAGTTAAATTTTTGAAGTCCTCTACAGTCAATTGATCGTCACTACCTTGAAAAGTCATAGTATCATCGGTGCTATCCAAAACCCAGTAGCCCAAGTCTGCGGCCGCAATGGCTACTACTGGTCTACTAAGTCCCGGATTGGTTTGGTATGTTATTTTTAAGTTCATATCTGTTAGCCTCTTAACTGTTAGGGAATCTAGCTGTTGGTACACTAAAATCTGCGGTATAACGAGCTACACCCTTGGTAATTCTAAATTCATCTATATAACCATTCCATGTTTGACTAGTAGTATAAGTTCCACTAGCATCATTATCACCAATGGCCAATGGTTTTACATTAGGACCATAGACTGTTACCGAATAAGCGATCGTTTGTTTTAATATACCATTAACAAATAATAATAGATTATTGCTGTCACGAACAATAGCTATGTGATGCCAGGTATTTCTTGCCGTAGCATAAAAACTCGAACTAGCCTGCAATGGTGACGCACCATTTTGGTCGACTTCAAAAGCAAAAGCATCACTGGTAGTATACCCCTGGAATGTAAAACTGCCCCAGCCAAATGGATCCATATAGTTACCAGCGGCAAAAGCATTGTGCCACCATTCGATGGTAAAGTTACCTGAACTAATATCAAAAGTACTGCTTTGATTAACTTTTAAAGCCGCCGCCCCATAACCAGTACCAGATGCTGTAAATTTAATACTATTAGTGCCAAATTTAGCCGCGGCAGAGGAAACTACCACACTAGCCGCAGTGCCCATTTTAGTTATTGTATGTACATTAGTACTTAAATCTTCGATATTGCCATTACGAGCCGATACTAATAGACCTACATTTGCCCAGTAAGGATCTGTATTGCCACTAACCGCAGGTGGAGTGCGGTTAGCGAATACCATACCTGCGAATCCACTCATTATACTACTCCTGTGCCGTTAATAAACCAAGTGTCAGAGGCTACTTTAAGCAATGTAGCAACACCATATGTGGTAATAGTTCTACTTGCTGATGTAGCATTGCCACCTAGGTATAAGGTAGCGGCATTTTGACGACCAATGGTAATATTACCAGTGCCTTGGTTAACCACAGTAATCACTGCGCCTGTAGCAAATGCCACATTGGCATTATTAGGAATAGTAATAGTAGTTGGGTTGCTGGCTGTTGAATAATAGTGTTTACCACTGTCACTGAGAGCAAGTGTTACATTGCCTGCGGAGACCTGAGGCATTTCTAAATAACCAACACTAAATCCATTAGTAGTACCATTGGTAATTACTGTACGGCCAGTACCATTAGGAGTAATCTCAATATTAGCATTAGTACCTGAATTAATAGTAAATGATCCACTATTAGTTCCTTGATTAGTATCAAAGACTAGACCTTGACCACCAAGAGTAGTAATAGCCACTTCGGGTGTTACACCACTATCGCCACTACCTAAAATAATATCATCACTGCCAAGAATTAATGATCCAACACTGGCTTGTATTTGAAAACCATTTAAGTCTAAGTTGCCGCCAAGTTCGGGACTAGTATCACTAATTAGAGTGCTTAATCCATTGGCACCAGTTGCACCTGTAGCACCGACATTGCCCTGTGGTCCTTGTGGGCCAGTAGCACCTACATTACCTTGAATGCCTTGTGGTCCTTGTGGGCCAGTAGCACCTGTGGCTCCTTGTGGTCCAGTATCACCCATAGCAAGTCCGGCATCAACTGTTGAAGCATCTGTTAAAGTAATAATTAAATTACCAGTTTCTTGATCTATTTGTGCTGTACTAATACTAGTTCCGGCAGCACCAACATTACCTTGTGGCCCAGTTGCGCCAGTAGCACCTGTGGCTCCAGTAGCACCAACATTACCTTGAATGCCTTGTGGCCCAGTTGCGCCAGTAGCACCAGTAGCGCCAACATTTCCTTGAATGCCCTGTGGGCCTGTAGCACCTTGAATGCCTTGTGCTCCAGCTTTAGCAAACCATAGATAATAATTTCCACCAGAACCAGGTTCACTACCTGTGCCTGCACTTACTGTTATTTGATAATAATCACCAATATTGCTTCCAGATGTAACCTTAAATGTGTTTAGAATACTACCGGTTGAAGTAGTTACATAAAGAATATCATTGGCTGTTAACCCGCTAACCCAATCTACAGAACTTGGATTAGTTATGCTTAATGCTATACGCACAGCCGTAACTGAACTTGGTGTATTACCATTATAGCGGAATTCACCTTCTACCCAGCCAGTTGTTCCGGTTGAAGTATTGTAATTTAATACTTGTCCAAAAACAGGACCTTGACTACCAGTTGCGCCAACATTACCTTGTATTCCCTGTGCTCCTGTAGCACCAACATTACCTTGAATGCCCTGTGGACCAGTAGCCCCAGTTGCGCCGACATTACCCTGTATGCCTTGAATGCCCTGTATCCCTTGTGGGCCAGTTGCACCAGTAGCACCAGTTGCGCCGGTAACGCCTGTATCACCTTTTGGACCTACAATTTGCCCGACATCAACCCAGGTTAAACTTGTGCTCCAAGCATATAAGTTACCAGCTTCGGGTTCTGCGGCTGAGGTAGAGATAATATAAGCATCAGATACATTATTACCAGAACTTGGTAGTGCGGCCACTGAACTAACAGTACCTTTAAGATTGATATTTGTTCCTTGTGCTCCGGTGGCCCCTGTATTGCCAGTGTCGCCTTTTGCTCCAACATTTCCTTGAATGCCTTGTATGCCCTGTATTCCTTGTGGCCCGGTAGCTCCTGTACTACCAGTTGCGCCTGTTGCTCCGGTAGCACCAACATTCCCTTGAATGCCCTGTGCGCCTGTTGCGCCTGTAGCGCCTGTATCGCCAGTTGCTCCGCGAGGAATAACAAAGTTTAAGACTGCGGCTGAAGATGTACCTGAATTGGTAACACTGGCATTAGTACCAGCAGAACCTGTTGTGGTTGTGCCAACACTAATAGTGGCCGAATTGCCATCTACAGCAGGAATTGCGATACTGTTATAGTAAACACTAATAGGCTGACTATTAGTAGTTACATCTACATTGTTAGTTGAGGTTGTGATGCCTACATTACTGCTAACATCAGTGATATTTACGGTATATCCCATTTGTTATGCTCCTTATAGGCTAGTGTATAGTGGGTTAGTGCTGGTAATTGGATCGCCGGGTGTGACATCTGGTTCCCAGCATTGTACTAGGGCCCAACGATGTGTGTTAATCTGTGCTGGAGTTTGATCATCTGTCCAGGTAAGTGCCACAATAGTAATTGGCACATTCTTACGAGCATCAGGAATAATTGGACCTGTATACATGTTAGATGGGAAAGTTACATTGACTAAACCATTGGCAGTATCTGTTACAGTAATATTGCCTGTAATTTCTGCCTTAGGAAAGAATCCGATAACTTGGCTATTGGCAAAATTAGGCTGTCCTGTGTTACGATTAAAAGTCATTGTGTCGACTACAAGAGTCTGTTGGTCTAATTCAAAAGTCCAACCTGTAACATCTTGGTTAAAATCGTAAATTAGTGTTCTTTGATTTTTTGGAAATACTTGTTCAATTTTGATTTGATCAGCACCACCAATGTATTGATCAAAATTTAAGATACCAGCCATGTCATGTCCTCCTAAGGGTTAGCTTGACCTAATATGAGACTAGGTCAAGTGCATGTTGTAGCTAGTATTTAGTTAAATTAAATTATGCGATAGCAACAGTGTATATGTTCCAACTAATGTCAAAATTTCCATGAGTTGTTGGATTAGATGCGGTATTAACTAAAGTACCAAATTGTAATGTGTATGTTACACCGGCAGTTAAAGAAAAAATAGCAGTCACGGCAAAATCCATCCATGACTGTGCTCCTGGACCACCAGAATTAGCATAAGCAATTGAAGTAGCCCCATTTAATATTTCAACACTTATAGCAATTTCATCTCTTGCTTCTCCCCAAGCTGATCCACGCCCGCCAATTGCCCCTGAAGAATTTTGATCTACAATAACATCCATTTTATAAGTACCAGATATAGTAGGAGTAAAAGTTGTAGTGTAGATTGTATTATCACCTGGAGGAGCATCAACAGCTGCTACAGAATTAGCAGAAGCAATAATCATTAATTTATTTCCGGCTTGAGCGGCACTACCTACACCTTGTAATGTGCCACTTACAGTATTAGCAATATTACCGGTTATACCAAATAATGAACCTAAACTACTAATAGTAGCCGCTGTATTGCCGGTATTGCCACCTGACATTAATTGATTCAATAACCACATTAAGCCATTCATGCCCAACAAGCCACCAATGGAATTACCAGTATTATCATTTACCGCAGTATTACCACCAATGGCATCAGTTACCTGTTTAGCATTAAAGTTAATTAATCCACTTGGTGTACTATATGGACCTGTAATGTCACCGTTGATACCTCTAACCTTAACATACAAGTTACCAGTGTCGAGTGTATCGTAGTCAATTTCAACAGTATCGCCTTGCACAAGGTTAGTTCCGCCAGTACCATATACAGTGCCAATTAAATCATACTTTCTTAGATCATCGGAACTTATAGTAGTTTCACGAGTCAACCAGTATTCCATACCATTAACTAATCCACCTGGCACATCAGCTTCGATAATAATACCTGGACGACTAACACCTTCTAATTTAGTTACCTGTGGAGCATCTGGTTGCCCAATAGCACCAAATGTTACAATACCTGTGGCATTGCTACGGATATATCTATATAAGTCATCTGTTGAGTAGGTATTAGCATCATACTCAATGGCAGTAATTTCTGTGTGTAGGGCATCGCCATCTGATATTTCTTTTACTGTGACAATGCGAAATTCTTTTGCTGTCCAACCGAATGTCGTATTAGTAACTGAGATGACTGCGCCAGCTGGGATATTAATCTTGCTGTAGTCAGCACGGAACACAATAGTCTTGTCTAGTCTTGATTGTTTTAGCTCTACCAAGCCAAGGAACTGTGCCTGCACTGGATCACTGAGTAGTTCATAGTTAATGGTTAGATTATTATCTGGCTCACCTGGCAGTCTGTCTTCAGCGGGAATACTAATACGAATATAGTCTTTTTGTCCGTTTAAGTCACTGTGTGGAAATTGTACTTCTACTGAGTTATACATGTCTTTAAGACCAAGGATATTCAGTTGAATACTGCCAATGATATTGCTGTCATCAAATGCGGCACTAACCGATTCAGCCTTGTTGATTACGACATCCCACTTGCCGGTAAACATATCAAAACTAATCCAACTTGCGGTACTGTTGGCTAACTTTTCCATGTTGGCTAAAACACCATCAGTGGTGTTTAAGGTGCCGTTAATTCTGTATGTGTAACCACTTGATAATCCTGGCATATTATTGTCCTGTTACTATAAATGTTTTTAAAAGTTGAAATTCATTATTTTTATATTGTGTTACAGTGACATTTACAGGTGATGTATATGTTGGCTCAACTGCAATATATATATCGTGATAAGCCACTAAATTATTATAGTCCATGTATCCAACAGGGCCAGTATAAGAATTAGTAGTGTTATTCCAATTAACACCACCAAATGAATAGCTATTATTTGAATACACACTGGTTGATATAATAGCTGGTCCTAGACTTGATGGTCGAGGAGGACTAGCACCCGAAGCCCAAGTTGATGTAGTTACTGAATAATTAACAGAATATATTGGTTCTTTAAATTGACTTATAGATTCACCTGTATATCTTGCCACATTAGAAAATCTAATCCCATCCATATATCCGTTAAGTTTATATCCCAATTGTAATCCGCCAGTAGCCGATGCCCCAGTTGGTAAATTTAATGTATAAGAATATTGCCCTATTAATTCACCATCAGCATAAAAATAGAACATACCATTATTATATGATATTGCTATGTGTTCCCAAGCAGTAGGTCCGGCTACATATAAAGGACTATATCGTCTAAGTCGATCCGGTAGGGAAAGCTGATATGTTCCAGACCATGTAGAGCCATTAGATAACGGAATTATAAATTTAACTCCATCAAATTCGATATTATGCGGCAATAATTTGAATATACTTGGAGTCCCTCGAGTACTTGACATATTATTTCCTACCCCATTTATCTTAAAAGAACATTCAATAGTCCATGCAGTTCCATAACTACTTCTATTAGCACCACTATAAGAAAGTATAGCATCTGATGTTATTGAATTAAATTTTAAACAACTATCACCATATTTTCTTTCAGCTGGTAAGTATCTAAGATCAGACTGTAGACGAGAATTATATTGAGTAGCCAATACAACATTGGCTTGAGTTGAAGGACTGACCCCATCAGGACTACTGTCTGTCAAGCCTGTAGCCGAATTGCAGGTTAATAATAATTTAGTGTTGGCATCACTAATATAAGGAAATGCGGTTACTTCGTCAATATAAGGAATGTCGTAAGGAAATAATGGTGTTCCGTAGCTAGCTTGATCTAACGGATAGGTTCTACTTAATCCTAAATTAGCAACATCACTACCAAATCCATAACTTACGCCTGTTTGTGTAGCGTAAGAATATGTATTACTACTTAAATTTTTAACTTCATATGTACAACTAATATTACTTAAAATTGCAGTAGTTGCAGGTAAAAATGAAATATTAGCCAAATGACTATTCACTGAACTTTTTACTCCGGAAATGGTCAGGACATTAGCTGTATAAGAACTAGTAGCTGTTCCAGATCCATTACTAACAAAAGTCCCTGTATTAAGAGGTGTATGTAATAATCTAACCTGATATGTGCCTGAGGGATTTTCTGTATCAGTAATTTGTAAACCACTGTTAAAAGATGTAAGTGGCGGACTTATATGATCTTGAATATAATAAAAAGTTGATAAAGAACTTGTATTAATTTCAGTAAAATCATTTAACACTGCGGTAACAGTCCAGCTAAATTTATCTGTAAGATCAGAACTAATCGATAAATTAGCAGTATAATTAACATTACCACTGACATCCGGACCTAAATAAATTGTTGGATTACTAGATATAATAGAATTCCATCGGCCCAATGTCATTATATTTGATAAAATATAAATTCCAGTTGACGGATTACTAGCAATAGCTGATTCAGGCAAAGTTCCCCATGAAACATTGGCACCTGTGTGTCCTGCAACATTAACTGTTAAAGTCATACCATCACTTGCTGTTATATCAGTAAATATGACTGGTATTGGTAATTTATGAGTTGATCCTTCATCTCCATAAATTGTTTGACTAGTAGGGTATGCATTTATATTTGGCACTGTTGTATAACTTGCGGGTCGTTCATCATTATACTCAATTGATGTTATACTATAATTGTTTAATTCTGTTAAACTATGCATCTTTAATCTCCGTAGGGGGGATACCAGCACCATAACGGGTATTGGTCATATAATCATATAAGCAATCACCTGGCATGGTCATTGAGTTTTGTATGGCAAATGAGATATTAGGCAAGCTGGTAACATTCTTTGTTTTGTTGTAGGTTACTTCTACTATGGCAAATACTAGGTTATTCATACTGTGTGAGGTAGTCCAGCCAGGCATGTAAGTAGAAGCTAATCCAGTGGCACCAGCAGTATAGTTATCTAAGATAGCTGGATGGATACTGCCATCCTTGTATAGGTAAACTTTAATTAATCCATCAATACTCCGATCCACATTGCCATCTGCATCTATCATATAACTGGCAGTAACACCGTCGGCTCGGAATATAATTCTATTGCCATTAGCATAGACATCTTCAAATAGGAATTCGCTGGCTATTCCATCACTCATCTTTGTGCCAGTTACTTCACTAATGGTTAGGCAGTAGGTCATAGTCTGATTGTCTGCTGACATCCGAGCATCTGTAATAATGCCGGATAAGATAGCACCACCATAGACCACAGGTATTCTATTCTCACTAGTAGGACTTAAGGTAATCTTATTACCAGTTTCTATCTGCGCTGTTTGACTCTGTGTAGCCTGAGTATTTGAACTTTTGTTAATTGATTTAGTAACTTGATTGAGAGCATAGCCAGTTATTAAAGTGTTGACTATGGTTGAACCCATGCCTCCACCAGTAACTGAATTCCATACACTCTTGCCTACATCTACAATGCTATCTATGAATGACATCTATTAATCCTTATTTTGGTGCGCCAAAGTTAAAGCTACTACCTGCTAGTGTGGGTACACGATCCATAGCTAAATCACTAGGGAAGTATGTCTTCTCATCCATAGGATTTGTTCTGCGCCCGGCTACTTTCTTTTCCATTAGATCTATTAGGGTACTACATTGAAAGCCAATTGTACAAGTGCCTACAGTTCCTGATTCAGGCCAACCTTCTACGACACTATAGTTATTTACTATTCCCTTAAACTTGACTACTGGAGTGTTGATAGCTGTATAGTTATTGCCAGTAAAGAACTGACGACGCACTTCTACTCGACTGCCTTTAATTGATTCGGCTAACACCATGCTAACATTGGTTAATGGCACACCTGAGATAGTAATGGTAATCTCTTCTGGATTAGTTCTAATACCAAAGGTGTTGTCTGTGACACCTACCAGTGTACCTAAGTTTGTATAACTGTGTGAAGTGCCATCACTTTCTGTAACTGTGTAAGCGGCAAAGTGTGTGCTGTATCTAAGTATTTCGTAGTCAGGTATGTCCATACGCACAAATAATGCGGCATAGATACTGGAATAACTTGATAGGTCTTGAATAGCCATTATACTACCTCATAGAATGTAAATGCGCCATCCCATGATACTTGATTAATGTTACCAGCACCAAACAATGTCCAGTTAGGAAAACTTGTACAGATAACATTGCCTGTATCATATACTGTACCATCTAATCGTACTGTTACATTGCTAGAAGTATGTTGACCTAATGTTTCAGCGGCAGTAATGTTAGCCGATATCTGATTGTAAGGAATACCATCTGGTAACTTTACTGTGTATCGATTAATTGCACCACCTAAGTTAGTAGCACGAACTGTATTGTTTCTTGTAATTGTTTGTAATACAGTTGGTCGACTGTTTACACTAATTGTTTCTGCGTTATCAAATATCCATTGGAATGACATATCTTATCTCCTTGTTCCTGGCATCGATTTAGCTCCCTGCATTACCACAGCATGAATAAAGCCTGGATCTTGTGCCACTAATTGTTTAAAACTCATTGCGTCGGTAGCATTAATGTTGTATGTGACATTAGTAACTCCGCCATTGCCCATGGGTGTTACACTAGCTGGGCCACTAATTAACTCTGGACCATTTTCACCAGCAATGCCCCAACGACCAGCACCTAGGTTACCACCATTGGCAAAGAAGCCACCAAATAAATCACCTATGCCTGAGAACACTGAAGTAATACCTGACCCAATGCCACCTAATAGATCACCGAATACATTGCTAGAACCTGTACTGGTTGGCATGAAAGGAGGAGTTGCTCCAGCACTTGAACCACCGCCGAATAAACTGCCAACACCACCTAGTAAGCCACCTAATAGATTACCACCACCACCGGTAACTCCTGACATACTATTTTGCATACCACCCATCATTTGTGCAAACACCTGTTGTATCTGACTGCGTAATAGTTCTTCTAACATCATCGATATAAATGATTTCCATTCAAACTTACCAGTCTTAGCAAAGTTTACAATCATATCTTCCATACCTTTAGTGGCTTTGGCAAATATATTTTGTGCTCTTGCTGCGGCATCAGTAGCATTGGCTACATAATCATTAAATGCACGCTTCCAACCAGTATTCCAACTACGGCTTGCTTCAAAGTTTGCCTTAGTTTGATCTTTAAGTCGATTCATACCTGCTGAGGCAGCTTCAACATATTTTGCTCGTTCGGCTTCACTCATTACACCTAAACCAGCAAGTCGACGACGCTCATTTTCAGCAGCAATTGCCGCATTGGCACTGTTACGAGCTGAGATTTCTATTTCTTTATATTTTCTATCTATTTCAGGCAATGTCATCATTGCCATTTCATCTTGTAAGCGAAGTAATTCATCAGTAGCACGAGTTGTTTCACTTACACTAAATGCTTTTAAGTTCTCTGCGGCAATTTGTTTTTGTGCAGCATCATAACTTTCTGCGGCAAGTTTTTGCACTGCTGGTATTTGTCTTTCATATTCAGCAGTAACTCTCTTGATAGCATCTTCAACTAAAGGTAACTCTGCCTTGGCCACTGCGGCCGCTTCTTTTTGTGCGGCAGTAGCTGATCCAGTACCTTCAGCTATGGTTCTTTGTAATTCAGCTTGTCTTGTGGTTAATTCAGCTAGACTACCAATTCGACGATTTTCAACATCGGCAGTGGCTTCTTTAATTGCACGCTCTCTTTCTGATAAGCCTACAAGTGATTTTGTTAATTCAAATGCTCGTAATTGTTCTTCATTATTAAGTTTTAATGCGTCGAGTTTGCTGGCAATGCCAGATCTTTCACTGGCTACGCCTGCATTAATTTTATCTTGTAATTTTTGTTCTTCTTCAAGACGCTGAGCATTTAATAATTTTTGTTTGTTGGCTAATTCAACCTGCTGGGCAATCTTCTCATCAGCGGCTTTCTTAGCGGCCGCTGCACTATCAGCCATAGACTTATCTTGTTTAGATGATATGCCCATTAGTTCTAATAGACCAGTAACCGCACCTTTGGCACTGTCCCATATGTAACTTAATGCTACACCTAATGCGGCTACACCTGGGATACTTTTAAGTGCCCAACTACCAAATTCTTTTAATAGATTTCCAATAACTCTAAAGCCGCCTGCTAAACTAGTTAATTTTAAATTTTCTAATATAGCACCAAAATTTCTAAAGCCATTTGTGACTGTTGTTGCAACACTACCAACTGCTGTCGCAGCAGTTTTTAGTTCACCAAAAATAGCACCTACTGCTCTTGCGGCCTTACCAACTACAGTAAATGTAGCAATTACCATACCAATTTTAACTGCTATGCTGATAAAGTTTCGTATTGATTCACCACTTTCACCAAGGGCAACAACCATGTCACTAATTGGTTTTAATACTTTAAGTAGTTCTTGTTGTAAGGTAGCTATGGCTCCATTAAAGCTGTCATTGGCCGCACCTGCTGAATCTACAGCTTCGGCACTGGAGCCTGCGATACGAACATATTCACTTAGTCCGCGATTAACACCAGCAAAGTCCACACTGGCCATTTTCTTACCTAGTAAGTCTTGAGCTAGGGCAGTTGCTGTCGCACCTCTACCCATATTGGCTAGACCACTAATAGTTTTTGTAAATATTTCTTTATCTGTTAAGGTAGCAATATCATTTAGACTAATGCCTAGAGATTCGAAACTTTTAATTACATCTTTGTTGCCACCTAAGGCTGATTGGATTTGTTGTGCAAACTTACCAAATGATGCTTGTGCTGATTCTAATTCGCCACCATTGGCTTTAATAGCCTGACTAAAGCCCAAGACAAATTGTGTGCCCATGCCACTGGCTAGACCAATTTCACTGATGCTGTCAGCTACTTGATAAGCACTTCTCACAAATGAAGCAAGTGCTAGACCGGCAAATAGATTCCTAAACTTTTCAAAGCTATCACTGGTAGTCTTAATCGTGCCTTTTAACTTTTCAAGTCCGGCTTGAGCAGATTGAGTATTGACACCAACGGTATAATTTAAATCAGCCATATTATTTCCTTATAATCTTTGTTAATTGTGTCCGTATAAACTTATCAGTAGGCTCTGTCATACCTTTAGGCTTCTGTTGACTATAGCCTTGATCAAGTCTAGTAGCATAAGCATAGTTAGCTTCGATAGTAGAACCTTTAAGTTGTGTTCGACGACGGGCATTACCTGACCTTTGGGGTGTATTAGCAACAAAGACTTCGTAGGCCTGCTGAGGTAACTTATTAAGTTGCTGTTGAATTTTAGCTAAACTAGGTGTAATATTATCTTGAGCCATTTACATATTCCTTGTTTGTTCAACCATTGCCAGCATTTGTTCTTCAGTTAAGCCATGATTAGCTTCAGGTTTTCCTGAGGCTTTTGCCTGTTGTCGATTACGATAACCCTGCGCAAGATCAGCAATTACAATATCTAGACTGTTGCCATCTCGAAGTAAAGTACTGGGAAGTACTCCATATCTTTCAGCAACAAAGTCTAGAGTTAACATCATTTGGAATCTTCTGTCTTGGTCGTTGTAGAGGGTGCCGCTATTGACTTTCCCAATGTTTCTACCACCACATTAATGGCTTTCATTAATATGTTATTTGGTAGTACTACATCATCGTGAATAACTGGCTTGCCTAGCTCATCCAATACTAATTCTTTTACAATTTCAGTTAAGGCACCAAAGTTTGTATAGTCGATTGTGGCTAATTTTACAAAGGTATCCATTGATTGGCGATCCCATATGTAAAACTCAAGTGGTTCGCCATATGCGGCTCTAACTTCTTCGTCGTCGATTACTACTGATAATAATTGTGGTTTTGCTGCTAAAGTCGAAAGTTTCATTCTGTTAATCTCCTGGTCTATTAATCATTTCGTTTATTGCCATTACGGCAAATTGAAGTCGGCCATTGGCCTTTTTGATATCGCGTTCAGCGCATCGCAACTCATTGGTTGCTTTTGCGACTTCTGCGAGCAAGCTCTCTAATAGCTCTTTATCTGTTTTACTGTCGAAAAAGTCTGACATCTGTTAGTCTCCTTACAATGTTATTTATACATACAAAAACAGGACCCTGAGGTCCTGTTGTTTGTGTTATTGCCGATTAAGCAACTGTGTATTCACCAGATACAGTTACAGTTACTGGTGTTACCCATACTGGACTGTCTGCTGATACTGTTGGTGCTAAACCAGTAACATAACCAACACCGCTGATAGATTTAGTACCAAGGTTGATTGAGAAGTTAACTTCTGTTTTAGCAGTTGATAAACCTAACAAACCTAATTTACTTGCCGCACCTGCTGTAGCTACAGAAGCATTACCAAAGAATGATAAGTTCTCTACTACAATGTTAGTGCTGATTGAGTTTGTTGAAGTTGTAGCAACTTGTAATTTTGCTGATTCGTTTAATTGAGACCAAGTAAACACATCGTTAGCATTGTTGATTGTAACATCTTGTAGTGTAGGGATAACTAAGTTACCTGCTGCACCTGTTACAGACAATGTTAGGATTGGGTTACTAGAGCCTGCTGCTGATTGTATATAACTTGTTGTCATAGCATTTTCCTTTTATTGTGTTGTTAGTATTTCTTTAAATTCAAAAGTAAACTCCGAGACTAGCGCATCGCTTTCGTAGCTTTTGGCTACACTGACAGTACGATCTAAGTTAGCATCAATAGCTACCAAATTTCGTGCTGACCTAAGCAAGTCGACAATAGTATCATAATTTACTAGGCTAGTCTTTGCATCTACTGTTAAATAGGCTGTCACTGAAGTTGTTTGAGCAACCACGCTACCACCATTTAAAGTATTAAACAAAGGTTCCTGTGTTGTTTGTTCACGGTCAATATAGATTCGTTTGAAGTTCTTTAGATATAATGGTTCGCCATCTTTACCGTAGGGTAATTCTGTGGCTACTGAGACTGTGCCTAAACTTTGTGTCTTCAAATATGCGATAAGATCTGCTCTCATTAGCGTATTCTCTGATAGTTAGTAGGTACAGGACGAAACTCACTCAATTCAACCGTGCCATCTGCATCATAATCATACCATGATCCGTCGGCTAATAGTTCATCAAATAATTTCGAGTACTTGTTACGATAAACTTCTATCTTCACACGCTCGGCATTGTCTTCTGAACCAAAGTCAGCTATCTTTGGTAGAATGTATTCATACAAACCATAGTAAACAGCTAGATCAGTGAAGTCGTTGGTACGACTAGTAATCTTTGCTGCTGATACTAATGGAATAGTAAGAGCACTAGCACCCATTGAAAGTGCTAGTTCTCTGTACCATTTGCTAGTTTTTAATTGTGTTAAAATTCGCTCAGTGCTACGAATTAATATATCTTCGACAACTTCGTCGGTTAGGCCTTCATTCTCGTCGAATAGCCGTTGATCCATAAGAACAACATCTTGATACTCAGCAAAGCTGAGGATTGTAGTACCTGATCTAATGAATGCCATAACCTTTTCCCTATATTAAATTAAAGAACTGTTGAGTCGAAACTCATTGCAACACCGTAGCCTTCATAAAGTGTACCAACACCATAGATAGCTGAAGCAACTAAGTCATCACCACGCAATAATGCGTTGCGTTGTGTCTCAATGCGGATGTCCTGCATAATAGCTAGGCCCAATGCGTCACGGTGGAATACACCGCCTACATAGTCACCAGCTGTGCCGTTGTTAGCCAAGTTAGCTGTTTCATAAACTGTTACACCAGCCAATTGACCAACATAACCTTCTAACATAGCTTGGTTAGAAACTAGGTTTGGGTTAGAGTTAGCAAATGTGTTGGTTAAGTTAGCTTTCAAGTCATAAGCAACTGATGGAGCCAATACACAAACGATATCGCTTGATGGAACACCTGATTGGCGTAATTTAGCTACAGCTTTGAATACATCTGCTGCTGTGATGTTTGCTGAGATAGCAGCAATGTTTGAACTACCAACTACATTAGTAGTGAATTCAGCAAATTTTGCTGTTAGGTCTAAGTCCATTTTACGAGCAATAGCTTCGCCAAATAGTCGACCGATATCAGCAACTACATTAGTAGCTGAACTCATACGAGCCAAATCTGACACTTGTGTAGCTAGACCTACTTCAGCTACAGTCAATACTGCTGAGCTAGTAGAAACTGCACCCGGAGTAGCCTCTGTACCTTCTGTAAGGCCAGCTGCTGTTTGTAAAGGGTAAATTGGCACTGTAACAGTTTTACCTGATTGTGCTGGCAATGTGTAGTTCTTTACCAAACCACGCATGATTGAACGCTCTGATGCTACGAAAAGAGCTTCTTGAACGATACTTGGAAGTAAGTCATTCAAACTTGTTGTTGTTGATCCACCTGACATATTATAATCTCCTTAAGATTAGTTAAATTTTATATTATCGAATTCCCGTAGCCTTGCGGTATTCCGCATAAACTTTACGGTCTTCTGGGTTACTCATATCTAATTTAGTAATATCCAAAGGTCTGTTGCCGGAGTTAACGCTATGACTACTATTAGTAGTACTAGGTGTTGGTTGTACAAAATGAGGATTAGTAGTAAGGAATTCTTTAACTAGGTCTTTCACTTGAAGTGCAGTACCTTTATCCGTGTATCTTACTTGACCTTTATCATCTAATACTTCAACTTCACCTTCAGCATTTAATCTGACACTTTGGCGTAATAAGCGTTGAACTTGTTCAGGATTCACACTGCGGAATTCGCTTGCGGCCTGTAGTAGAGGTTGCTCTACTTTAAAAGTTTCAATTACTCTATCGCGCTTTTGGATTTCACTATCTTTTTTGCTAGCAAGGTCTTGTAGTATTGTTTCGAATTCACCACGCTTCAATTGCTCTTCTTGAGCTCGCTTAGTGGCTGCTTCTTTCAATTGACGAAGTTCATTAACATCGCCTAACTCTTCGTAGGGTTTTAATAATTTTTTAGTTAAGCTGGATTTTAACCCGGCTAAGTGATTATCAAATTCCTCTTGAGTGTACATTCTTGCTGCTGGTGCCTGACTAGGTTCGTTTGCTGTAGTGTCAGTTGCTACTTCATTTGCTGCCAATGTTTCTTGTGTGGTCATTGTGGTCCACGCCTCCCTATAGAGTTGATTTAATACTTTATTTATACAGTTTGTTTCTTAGGCTTTCTTTTGGCCTTAGTCACAGGGGGTACTGATTTAACCCATGGTTGAGTTAATCGAGATACTAATGTTTTTAATAATTGTTTGAGTTGATTCATCCTGTGATCCTAGTATTTCTTTGGTGGCTTCTTACCACCTGATTTCTTTCGACCGTATGCCATATTAGCTCTCCTCTTTATGTACATAACCTAAAGCCATGTAGGCCAAATGTTCTTCTTCAGTTCTAGCAATGTATTCTATATCAGTTGTGGGGTCACACATAATATGTGGCTCAAATGGTTCCGTTGCTGGTAATTGTTCTGCTGGTAAGTATTCGCTAGTGCCCAATACTAAAGTACTATCCTCACCTAAGAACTCTACTAGTTCATGGTCTATTAATGCCAATACACGCGGATCAGTTGCGGCTGATTTAGCTTTGACTAATTGTTCGATTTCATTAGCAGTATCACGAATATTAAAGCTACCTGGATACTCAACTTCGCCATCCCATGTGTAACCTTGATACAAGGCCCATAACTGCCATAACTGTTCTTCTGCTAATTCTAAGTTGTCGGCTTTTTCTGCTAGTCTAGCATTCAGCAATTGAAATTCTACTTCTCTTGACACACCAGACATAGTGCGTGATTCAGTAGCGCGGACTGCACCAGTGTTGGCCATCTTGTCGATTGCGTTAATACGGTTTTGAATTGATGTGTAGATGCTGGAGATGTCAGCACCCGAGTTAGCTAGGGTATATGGTTTAAGTCCTGGATCAATGCTGGCATCCATATAGATAATAGCACCGGCACCTGAACCAATCTTAGTGCCTTCTACTGTTACAAGGCTTGGATGACTGTCTAATCTAATAGACTGTTCGATTTCACTTAGTTCATTGTAGATAGCTTTCTGTTGATCAGCAATGTCACCAATGTCACTGATGCCTAAACCACGAACTGGGCTACGACTATTGTAGGCAATCACCACTGGGATACGACCTAGTTCATTAACAGCCTCTTCTTGACTTAGAACTTTCTTAGCCTTACGGTCAGTGGTAGTTTTAACTATACGATCTGTGTACCATTCTATAATTGTAGAGATTTGATCATTGACATCTTCTACATACTTGAAGTAAGTCAAGCTGTAACGACCATTAGCCGCACGCTGATAAGTCCAATCATAAACTGTTAGAGGAGTTATAAGACTGATGTATGGGCGAACACCTTCGGCTAGTTCATCAGCACGAGTAAGTGCTCCAATGTTTGGTTTACTTAGTAACACATAGCACATTCCAAATACACTAGCCCAGGTTGCTACTTCTTTCATTACTGAGTCTAGGTCGCGACCTTCTAAATCAGCATCTTCTAAGTAATCTTGTAATGCTGGATCATATTCGATACTGCCAAATTCTCTGTCTGGCTCTTTACGAAATAAGAAACTGTTATAGACATTGATCACACTACGGCAATGATTGTCTAAGGGAGTTGTTAGTAAGCGTGCCTGATACTCACGGTCTGTTTCTAATTGATAACGGTTAAGGTGTGCGCCTTGACGGTATTCTTCACCACCCATGTAGGATTCTAATAGGAATCTCCAACGCTTACTGTTATCATTGTAGTCTTGATTAGTACTGGTTACCTGTAGGTATAATTCTTGTAGGTTATTCATATGTTTTTCCTATATGGTGCAATGTATATTTAGCATTATGCTAGTGCGTGTCCCCAAGTGCTAGCGGCATATGGGTCTTCAATTCTTTCTTTAACTAATGGGAATAGGAAGTCAACACAGTATGATGCCGCATCGAACATGTGGTCCCAATCACCTTTGGCAGGAACCTGTGTTCCCTCTTTGTAGCAAAATTTCTCTAGTGATTCAATGGTGTGTCGACATTTTGGATCAATCCAGAGATGACGATCATTGTCTCCTGAGCATAGTCTAGCATTGTAACTGTTAATACGATCTTTTACTAGGTTATGTCTGCGAGGTGCTTTAACAATTAGACCATTATTAGTTAAAATACTATGATCTGTGCGTCCGCCGGCGCTAGTACGATTCTGATTACCTGCTGGGTCTGGATAGGCAAATAACTTACTGCGTGGATATCTATTTTTTATTTCATCGCAGAGTTCTTGTGTGTTAGCACTATGCATTACTATCTCATCTATCTGAAATAGATCATCATTGTGTCTAACATGTATTGCGGCTGTAATAGGTTGAAAGTTAAAATCAATTCCTATATGTAAGACATCGACATTTGGATTATCAATCTTAACAACATTCTTATCACGATCAAATGCCCAGGCTACACGACCTTCAAATGTTTCAAAGGTAGCACAGAACTCTTGATTAAACTGCCGCTCACTCATATCTCTACGAGCTGACTCAATCTCTTCTGGCTTGACAAATCCGCCTTCTAATGTAGTAAACTGCCAACTAGCCCAGTGCTCTGGAAACTCTTCGTAGTGTGTATATAAGTCATAGGCCCAATTGTTTTTACCTTTGGGTGTACCAATGAACAGTGCGCCGCCTTCTTGATCTGACAATGCAGGTCGAACTACTTCATAAAATAGTTCACTGTCTACTTCAGCTACTTCATCTATTACCACAAAACTAAGACTAGCACCGCGTAGACTATCAGGATTGTCAGCCCCTTTAAGAGCAATCACACTACCATTCTTTAAGGTTATCTCCATGGTAGTTTCATTGATCTTGCTGACCCATTTAAGCTCAAGTAGTCGTTGTTTGAGAGGTTTGAATGCTATCATACGAGCTGCTCGGTAGCTTGAGGTAATATACCATACTGTTTGATTAGGCATACGAGCATGATAGCATAGTTCGCGTACAGCTAAAAAGGTTTTTCCAAATCGTCAGCGTCGCCCAGCGATAACTACTTTAAATCTGTGGTTATCTTGGGCGACTAGCTCCTGACATTTACTTAATTTCATTAATCTTCCTTATCTTGGGTATTGTTTTCTACCCAAGGTAGTGGTGCATTGTCTTCTGAGTTGATAGGTGTATCCGACATCCCGAGGCAATTTTTTGCGAGAAATATCTGTACTGCGGCATTGTTATTACTAATGGCATTGTGTAGCATAGCTCGTCTAAGTGTAATTTTTAAGTGTTCACGGCCTTTTGCTAGGTCTGCTTTAAAATTGTAGTATATGCTTTCTTCTGTTACACCTAGATAGTTGGCTATTTCTGTATTCTTAAGTCCAAGTTGAGCAAGTTTGAATACTTCTTCTGGGTCTACTACTATCTTATCACGGCCAATTTGTATACCTGAATAGATAGCATCCACAGTCTGTTTGGCCTTAGGACCAGTCTTAGCTCTGGCTATAATAGGTTTCATGAACTCCTGCGGTTCACACTCTACTATGTATAGTGCTTCCGTTTCGGAGGTGGGAATATTCGCGTCATTATCCATACAAGTATTTAGCAGATAAAAAAACCCACTGCTAAGAGTGGGTTTAATTTAATTATTTTTTATAATAATTTAAGGGATCTTTAAGATTTTGTTTTAAAAACCAATTGTGACTATTTGATTCAATATTAGGTGTTTTTTGTTTTTCAATTCTCCAAGCTTCACGCACACTTAAAAATTTGCCATAGGGTGTACAAATAAAACCTTTTTTTTCTGCTAAAGTTTGCAATCTTTTGTTAGCACTTAAAGTTGAAGCTTTACTAATTTTTTGCTTAGTTTTTTCTGACACACAACCTTCTTTAATTACATTCCAATCTGCTAGTGTATTGCATCTATGTCTTATTCCTGTAATAGATAATCCATAATATTCCTTAGCTTCCTTGCTTGTAAAGATTCCATCTGGTGTTTGTATTATTATTGATAATGCTTTACTAATTTTAGCATTTCTTTCAGGAGAGGAATTTGCTTTTTTAACATTTTCAATCCAATTTGGATCTTTATATAATTCTTTCATTATTTCTAAATGTTTAAGATTCCATTCTTTAGTTCGCATTCGTTGGTTTGCTTCAAGATGATTTTTCTTCCATTCCTCCGACTGTGTTGCCTTAATAATTGCTTCATGATGTCTTTTCTTAAAAGTAGGATCTGCATATCGTTCGTAATTTCTAGCAGAATGATCCCAACTCTTACTGAACAATTCCTCATCAGTAAGTCCTGGTAATTCAATATTACCCCATTCGTCTTTATCGTGATTATCCATGATTATTTCCATAACTGTTGTAAGATAATTTTACGCAAACTTACATCACTGTTAGTATTTAAGATATCTGCAATCTTAATGGCCTGGCGAGGTGTTACTTCTACTAGACTACGATAGTTGTCGCTCATGTATTCACTAGCTTCGGAGATAATTGCATTTGGATAACCACCAGGATATTCTTGGCAATTCGTACCCAACATATCTCGATTCTCTACTAGGTGCATGGTATACATAAACTTCTGTTCATCTGTAAACACACATTCAGCAAAGTTAAAGCGACTAAACAAGGCATTCTTCCATTGTGGTACTGCCTTGGCTATGCTGTCTTTGCTGTCATTGGTAATCCAAATAATACTACCTTCAAATTTAAAACTAGTAGGAACATTATGCTCTTCCATAAGTGGATTCTTACGGGCTACTTCCCAACTAACTTCGCCGGCTTGGCCTAATTCAACAGCACCTAACAGCATTGGAACAATTTGTCTTTTTTCTGCGTGATGTATGATATCACAGTCATCTAATACTATAATACGATGTTTGGCACGATTTAGATATAGTTTAACATAGAGACTTGCGGCTGTGATCTTACCACCTTTGATATATTCTACATTGGCCTGATGACCTGTATCTCGAAGTGCTTTCTTTACGGTGTATGTTTTACCTACACCAGCATCACCACTGACAATAAGACCATTAATAGCTGAATTTGGACTTTGGACAAAACTTGTGGTCATTGCATAGACACCATCAAAGGTATCTTGTACTTCACGGGCAATTGGATTAATCT